TGGTCCAAATGGTAAGCCTGCACCTGATAAAATATATGAATTAGCCGACTATTTGACTGATGTGATCTATTTTGATAAAATGATGTTGTCGTATGATAATTTTAATCCAGCTGGAGCAATGGTCGCTCTATTGAGTGTTACAATGCCTGAACTGTCTAAAACATATTCAATTGTAGGCGGTGGTAATTTTAAGAATTTACTTGAAACAAGATATAATGGTAAAGTGCAAAGTGCTAACGATCTAATTGAAGTCTTACCACAATAGGTATAAATAAAAGTAAACAAAAGGGTTGATATGAGTAGGGCTTTTGCAGTAGAGGATAAGAACCTCAATCAAGCAAGTATTATTGTTTCGCGATCAAGATTGTATCGCGATATCGATCTTTCTTTTACTGTAAAACCAAGCGGTGAGATATACAAAAAGATTGATGCGGGTGCAGTAAAACAAGCTATTAAAAATCTACTATTGACCAACCATTTTGAAAAACCATTTTTACCTTTGTATGGTGGCAATTTAAGAGATCTATTATTTGAATTAGCTCACTCATCAATCACTGAAGAGATAACATCCAATATTACTCGCGCGATTGAATCCTACGAACCAAGAGTTAAAATTGTTGATATCAGAGTAGATAACCGAGCTGATTATAACTCAATTGGTGTTACTGTTGAATTTCGTATTGTTAATACTGAAGAAACTGTAATCTTCACCACTACACTAGTAAGGCTAAGATAATATGGCAACAACAATTCTTTCAACAGCACTTGATTTTAACAACATCAAGAATAACCTAAAAATATATCTGCAGCAGCAACCTGAATATGCTGACTACGATTTTGAAGCTGCTGGTCTGTCAAACATTCTTGATGTGTTAGCTTACAATACTCATATCAATGGGTTAATTGCAAACTTTGCTACAAACGAATCATTCTTAGGAACAGCGCAACTTAGAAGTTCAGTTGTTTCACTTGCTGAAGGTATTGGATATATTCCAGACTCTAAAATGTCTGCGCGGGCAACTATAACCCTAACTGTTAATCTATCAGGGGTTGCTGGCAGACCGTCATTGTTATCACTCCCGTCAGGCAGAACATTTACATCATCTGTTGATGATGTTGCATACACATTTCAAACTATTGAATCTTATACTGCACAAGATGATGGTACTGGTTTATATCGGTTTACAGATAATAATGGTACAACAAACGTAATTGTATACGAAGGGGCTTTAAAAACAAAAACATTCTACGTTGGCCCATTTTCTGAAAATGATGTCTATATTATTCCAGATATTAATATTGATGCAAATACCGCAACTGTAAATGTCTATGATACAGCTACAAGCAATACATTTGCAACATACACTAATATTTTAAGTGCGACATCTATATCAGCAAATTCAACCTACTATATTCTTAAAGAAGCTCCTAATGGTTTCTATGAGTTATCTTTTGGTGATGGAGTCAACCTTGGAAAAGCTCCCGTTGCTGGTAATAAAATTGTTGTGAATTACCTATCAACAAATGGTAGTGATGCAAATGGAGCTACAACTTTTGCATCGACTGCATTTATTGTAAACGCTGTTGGATATCCATTAACTGTTACCACAGTTTCAAAATCTATTGGTGGAGATATTTCAGAGTCAATAGAATCAATCCGTAAAAACGCTCCATTCCAATATGCAACGCAAAACCGTATGGTTACAGCAGCTGATTATACTTCATTAATTTTACGTAATTTTTCACAATTTATTCAAGATATTAAATCATGGGGTGGTGAAGAAAACACTGAACCAAAGTTTGGTACAATTTTCACATCCATCTTGTTTGAGGATGATGTGAACGCTACTCTTCAAGCTTCAATCAAAACTCAAACAGAAAGTCTTGTTGATCAACTTGGTATTGTATCGTTTAATATTGAATACGCTGATCCAGTTGAAACATACATTGAGACTAACGTATATTTCCAAGTTAACCCAAAACTAACTACACTATCGTTGAACACTCTTGAGAACCAAGTGAACAGCACTATCGCAACATATTTCTCTAATACAATCGGATTATTTGACCAATCATTTAGACGATCAAACTTGCTAGCACTTGTTGATGATATTAGCCCTGCTATTTTGTCTAGTACAGCTGATATTAAAATGCAACAACGCTTTATACCTTCTTTAAATACCTATGCAAATTATAATTTAAGATTTCCAACATCAATTGCAATTCCCGATAGAGACACACCAGTTATAACCAGTTCACTATTTACATTTAATAGTACCCTTGCTAAAATTCAAAACAAACTTGGGTCGACCACTTTGCAAGTAATATCAGCTGGAACAGGGACAGTACTTGTAGATAGCGTTGGATCATATAATGCAACATCGGGTACTGTTAATATTGTAGCACTAAACCCATCAAATGTTGTCGGTGGAGTTAACTATATTAAATTATCAGCAATTCCAACAAATAGTAGTGCTGTTACTCCCCAGCGCAATGACGTGCTAAAGTTTGACCAAGAAGCTTCGTTCGCTTCACCAGAGATTGTATCGGCTACGAACTAATATGACAGATAAGACCTTACGCGACATTGGCAGACGTAATATAGATTTCCAGCGCGATCTGGTCAAAGAAGTTTTGCCTGAGTTCTATGCGGCAGATTATCCAAATCTTGTTGAGTTTCTTGAAAAATATTACGAAAATCTTGATTCTGATGGTAACTTCTCACGTAAGATCCACGATTTATTTGCCACTCGCGACATTCAACAAACAGCTCAAGAGAATTTAACATACATTGAAGACGAGTTGTTGCTGGGTCAAAACTATCTTGAAGGTTGGTTGAACTCTCGTCAAGCTGCTTTGTTGTCCAACAACTTCTATAGATCAAAAGGCACAAAGTACAGTATCGAACGGTTCTTCAGAGCATTCTATGGCCAAGATCCAGTTGTAGAGTATGGTAAAAATTATGTGTTTACTATTGGTCAAGATATTGTTGGTCCAAGTAGTGGTAAGTATCTTATTAATGATAAAGTTTACCAATTTTGGGGTATCTTAATTAAAGTGGGTTTACCATCTTCTGAGTGGCTAGAACTTTATAAACTGTTTGCCCACCCCGCCGGAATGTATGTTGGTTCCGAAGTTCAATTGGTCAGTGTCAACGGCGATATTAGTTTTGGCAATATGCCAATTGCTATTGCATCTGTAGACGTCCCAGTATTCTCTGGTCTTGCAACAATTACACCATTCGTGTTTACTGATATTACTGGTATCGACATTAACGACTCTGCAGGCAACTCTTACAGATACAGCCTTGATACGACCGTTATCCAAATTAGCAACAAGTTAGCGGATCAAACTGTTGGATTCTTGGATTCTGCTGAACCATTCTATAAAAACTTCAAGGATCTTACAAAAGCTGCATCACCAACATTCGACGAAGATTCAAACGGCGCTGGCTCATCGATGAGAATGTCAAGTGAGTTTGTAACATTTGACCTAGACAAATACGATGTTTACCTTGATTCAGACGGCGTAGGTAATCTTGTTCCATAACCGATATAAATAAAACAAAAGAGTTTTTAGGGATTTAGCATGTCAAGACAAACCGTTAATATCGGCACAATAGCAAATGACACTACTGGGGATACCCTCAGACAGGCTGGTAACAAAATTAATTCAAACTTTGCAGAGATATACACATCTTTGTATGGTGATAGTGTAACTGCAATCAGTACGCTAACTCTTTCTAACAATGCTATTATCTTTGAAGGATCCTCAGCAGATTCTTGGGAAACTACTCTTACATTGGTTAATCCAACGGCGGATAGAACAATTAAACTACCAAATTACACTGGTACTATTGTAGTTGACTCTGCCACACAGACTCTGTTGAACAAGACTTTGAAAACGCCAGCGTTTACACGCCCTACGATTAAGGATGCTGATTCAAGTCATTCATACACTATTGTTCCTGGTAATTTAACAGGTAATAGAAATATTAATCTTCCTGTTTTATCTGATAGTGATACTATAGTATTTGCTAGCCTTACACAAACACTTACCAATAAAACGCTTACGTCACCATTTCTTACTACACCAAAGATTGACTCGACAATTCAAGACTCTAACGGCAACCCGCTACTTGGTCATTCTGCTGCAGTCGCTGCTGTCAACTATATCCAAATCAACAATGCTGCGACTGGTAATCATCCTGGAATTGAAACGGTTGGCACTGACTCAAATATCAACTTGACGCTGGCGGCCAAGGGAACTGGAACTATTCAAGTTCGTAGTCGCTTTAACTTGTTATCACAGACACTAACAGCGGGAGCTGCAGTAAGTACATCGTCTCCCACAACAATATTTAACCATGCAACAGCAGAAGCGTTTACCTTAGCTAATGGTGTTACTGAAGGTGATGTTAAAAAGTTTATTAATAGAGGCGCTGGTGAGGCTCGTGTCGCTCCAGCCACCTTCCCATATACAGGTAAAACAAAATTTACATTAAAACAATTTGGTGCAGTTGAAGCCGTTTGGGCATCATCGGGTTGGTTCTTACTGGGCTTAGACTCTAGTCACGATTCGTCAGCACGTTACATCTTTATTAGCTAATAGGACAATTCAATGTCAGCAATCATTACTGAGCGCATTAAAAAACTTATGATCCAGAATCTGTATGATGATATTACAGACTCTGCTAACAATTATTATATCGCGATTGGTCGTTCACAGGATTGGGATAGTGCTGATGATGCTCCTACACCAATACCAACAGATCGCGAAATTCGCAATTTTAGATTGAGTGCGCAGTCAGCCAAACAAGTAACAGACTATTCTTTTGTTATTCCACGTTTCAATTGGTCAACTGGTACAACATATTACGGATATGACGACAACACAACTGGACATCCTCTAAACACATATTACGTGATTACTGATGACCAAAGTGTTTACATATGCCTACGTCAAGCAAAAAACACTGCTGGTGCATCAGTCCCTTCAACTGTAAAACCAACTGGTATCTTAACTACTCCTTTTATTACAGCAGATGGTTACGTTTGGAAGTTCTTGTATACAGTTGGTACAACCTATGCAAACAAATTCCTCGCTGCAAACTATATGCCAGTTCGTTTACAAACATTAACTGACTCAAACTCACTAGCCGTTGAAATTGAACAACAGACAATTCAAAACGCGGCGGTTGCTGGTCAAATTGTAGATATTCAATTAATTACTGGTGGTAGTGGTTTCACTTCTGCCCCAACTGTAACAATTGTCGGTGACGGCACATTGGCACGGGCAAATGCTACTGTTTCTGGTGGATCTGTTACAAAAATTACACTTGCTGAAAGTAACGGAACTATTGTGACGGGTAGTGGATACAGCTTTGCTCAAGCAACACTTACTGGTGGTGGTGGAACTGGAGTCACTAGTAGAGTTGTTTTGGGCCCTAAAAATGGTCTTGGCGCTGACCCAAGAGATGATCTACGTGCAACAGCAATTATGTTCAATACCAAACCTGATGGAACAGAAGGCGGAACTTTTGTTGTTAACAACGACTTCCGTCAACTTGCATTGGTAAAAAATCCAGAATTGTCTGACAGTGCTGCATTATTTACCGCAGCTGCGGGCAATATGCTTCGTAGATTAAAATTTGCAACAATTTCAACAGTGTTCAGTGCAGACCATACGCTTTTGGGTGTCACATCTGGTGCAAAAGGATATGTTAATAAGTTTGACTCAGATGAGGTTTGGTATCATCAAACAGAAGATACTGGATTCATTCAATTCTCTGAAGGGGAAGTCGTTAACGAGACAGACGGTGCAGGCACTGGTACATTGCTAAGTGTAGGCGCGGATTCGGATACAAGAGCATTTATTGCACCAGACATTGATCCGCTTAGTGGCGAGATCCTATATATTGAGAACCGTTCGGCAGTTCAAAGAACTGTTGGTCAGGTTGAAGACATTAAGATTATCGTACAGTTATAAGGATACGACATGGTAACCTCTGTTATTAAGAACACTTTCCTAACTACCTATCGTGACGATTGGAAAGACAGCGACAATTATCACCGTATCTTGTTCAACAATGGTCGGTCTTTGCAAGCTCGTGAGCTTACGCAAATGCAGACCATTCTACAGAATCAAATTACTAAATCTGGCGACTTCTTGTTTAGGGATGGATCTCCTATATCTGGAGGTCAGATCCATCTTTCAACTTCAGCAGAGTTTGTTAAGTTAAATACGGCCGTATACAGTCTACCCGTTGACACTACTACAATTATTGGTGACATATTTACTGGATCGACTTCTGGAATTAAAGTTCGTATTGATAAAGTGGTTCTTGCGGAAGGCGCAGATCCAGCAACTCTTTACATATCATATATTGATAACAACAGTTTAACTGCCGCAGACACGACTGCCCCACTTAGGTTAAATGCTGGAGAGACACTAACTGGATTATCAAGCGGTGTAACTCTACGCGTTCAATCAACAAACACAACTGTAAATCCTTGCGTTGGCCGAGGTTCAACTGTCAGTATTGCTTCTGGCACATACTATGTCGCTGGGCATTATGTTTTTGCAGATAACCAAACATTGGTTATTTCAAAGTACTCAACTACGCCTACAGAGAACGTTGGTTTTATCGTAACCGAAGATATTGTAACAGCTTCCGATAACTCTGCACTTTATGATAACTCTGGTCCAACCCCCAACTTATCAGCCCCAGGGGCGGATCGTTATAGAATTAAATTGACTATCGCTAAAGAAAGCGAAGTCGACTCTGGTACTGTATTTTTTAATGTTGTTAAAATTGATAATGGGTACATTGTTCAAAGTGCTGATGAGGGAACATCAAGTATTCTCAATACTATTGGCGATATTATGGCCAAAAGAACTTCAGAAGAATCTGGTAACTATGTTGTAAATCCATTTATTATAAAGGTACAAACTAATGAAGATAGTGATCAAAGATTAGATATTGCAGTGGGCCCCGGATTAGCTTATGTTAATGGGTATCGCGTTCAAACCCTAGCTAACACAAACTTCACAATTCCAAAACCGCGTGATACAACTCTTTACCCCAACCAAGTTTCTGCTGTTAACTATGGTAACTATGTAATTGCATCTACGTTGAAGGGTCTTCCAACCATCAACACACTTGCTACAGTAAATCTAAGAAGTGCAATCACATACGGTGGGTCAACAATTGGAACGGCGCGGGTTCGTGCAATAGAAGAGAATGGCGCTAACTACAATATTTATCTGTTTGATGTAACAATGAGTGGTGGTAATAGCTTCCGTTCTGTTAGATCAATTGGTGTAAGCTCTGTAAAATATGCAGATTTGATTTTGGAAGACGGTGTAGCAACTATTATTGATACGTCAAACAATAATTTGTTCTTCGATCTTCCACGTTATCGCCCAAGTGAATTATCAGATATTGTGTTAACAACTCAACGGCTGTTTACTGGAACAACAAGCGGTGCGGGATCTATAACACTAACCGCTGGTACAAGTGAAGTGTTTGATGACGCTAATTCATGGATCACTGTTACCGATAGTAGTGGCACAGTTACATCTCCATCAATCTCTATCGTAGCACCTTTCACATCAGCGGTATTAACAGGATTACCATTCTCATCAGCTGTTACTGTTGCTGCATATGTTCAAAAGAACGCTGGATCTGTCAAGACAAAAACACTAACCAATAGAGCTACAACATACACTCCTGATGGTAGTGGTAATATTACACTTGATCGTGCCGATGTATATCGTATTAACTCTGCAAAACTTGGATCGTCAGTTGGTGCGGACATTACAAGTTATTACACTTTCATTGACGGTCAAAATGATAATTACTATGGTGTTGGCCAATTATTATTAAAACAAAACAAGACACCCCCTGTCGGTAACATCTATGTTGATTTTGATTTTTTCAACCACGGTGCTAACGGCGATTTCTTTGCTGCAAATTCATATACTGGTCAAGTTGCCTATGAGAACATACCATCACATACCCAAGCGAATGGTGATGTGATTAATTTGAGGGATGTTCTTGACTTTAGACCACGTATTAATGATGCTGGAACAGGATTTACTGGTACGGGCGCTGTTCGTGTTGAACTTCCAAAAAATACTGACTTAGTAAACTTTGATGCTTATTACTATAGAGCTCAACGCGGATTAATATCTATCAATCCAGATGGTTCCATGACGGTTGGAACAGGACCATCACTTGTAGTTGATCCAAAATATCCTGATGTGCCGCCTGACAGTCTTGTACTATATCGATTTGCAATCAATCCATATATGGTTGATGATTTGGATATGACAAGCGAATATATGCGCTACAGACATTACGACATGGCGGCAATTGGTAAGTTGGAAGATCGTTTAGATCGACTTGAAGAGTTAACTACTTTATCACTACTAGAGCTTGAAACCGCTAATATTCGAGTTCTTGACTCGGCGGGTGTTGATCGTTTGAAGGCTGGTTTTACTGCTGATAATTTCAGCAGTCATGGTTATTCTGATTTTAATAATCCAGAATATGCTGCATCTATCGACTTTCAACGTCGACAACTTCGCCCAGAATTTGTTCAACGTTCTATTGAATTGGTGTACGATTCTGCGTCATCTGTAGGAACAATCCTAAAGGGCGATACTGTTTACATGCAGTATTCAAATACTCTGTGGAAACAACAACCGACATTCACATCTAGCGAAGATGTTACATCTTTTGAAATTGCAAAAATGGTTGGAGAGATTAAACTTTCACCAGCTTCAGATGTTTGGTTTGACGAAGAAACAAAACCTAAGAAAATCGTTGACGGTGGATTCGACCTTGATGTTAAATCGACAAGAACGTGGGCTGGATGGAATGGTGATTGGTCTGGATGGGACGATACTGAACTTGCTGCATTAAAGGTCGGTGATGATTTAAACTCAGGAACCGTTACAGATACAGGTACTCGTACATACAAATCAGGCAATTACAAATACACTGTAAAAGATCGAACCAAGTATACAAACGAAGTTTCATCAATATACACCGTTAATGTCCCTGGTCCAAGACTCGTTACTAAGAAATCTATTCCATATCAACGTGCAAAGTTTGTGTTTTTTAAAGCTACAAACCTAAGACCGAATACTAGATTCTTTGCTTTCTATAATAATAAAAATGTAAGTAGTTGGATTAATACCAGTATATCTTTTACGAATTATGGATCTCTGTCTAGAACATCGCCTTATCTAGAAGCGGGTAACATCTATAACGCTAATACTCAGTTTCCAGCAAGTTTGGGTGGTCCAACTGATATCTATTCTAACGCTGATGGGATTATTGAGGGTGTGTTTTTAATTCCAAATACATCTACTTTAAAATTTCCAACAGGAACAAACAAATTAACATTAATTGATATTAGCGTTTTAAATTTAGATACAGCTATATCTTATGCAGAAGCCGATTTTACATCATCTGGCATGTTAACAACATATCAAGATCAAACAATTAGCACACGCATGGTAAAAATAGTTACAGATACAGAACAGTTGGATCCAATTCAAATTAGTAAAACAAGAATTCCAAGAGATCCGCCAGATCCACCGACACCAACCCCAAGAGAACCAACTGGTAATAACTCTGGCGGAGGAGGTAATGGCGGCAATGTTCAGACATATGGAGTCTGCAAACCGCCGCGAACCACAGGCCGCGGACCATGGCAAATGGTCTAATGATAAATATGAATATCTTGCAAGTCAATAAAGGCTGAGAAAATAAATGGCACAAAATTATAAATCACGCTATTATCACCCAATTGCTCAAACGTTTCACGTTAGTAATGATCAGGGAGTCTTTATTACTCGATTAGGACTATTTTTTACTCAGAAGTCTACGCGATTTCCTGTGTCAGTGGAGATTAGGCCAACAGATGCAGGCGCGCCAGATTCTTTTATTGTTTTGCCAGATTCAGTTGTTACTAAATCCCCAGGAAGTGTTAACGTAGCTTCCAATGGTTCTGCAGAGACATTATTTGAATTTGATGAACCAATATATCTTGCGCCTAAAACTTACTATGCAATTATTGTAAAAACATACGCCTCTGGCGCAGATGGATATAATGTTGCAACAGCTAAACTCGGTGAATTTTTGTTTGGATCAACGGTGACTAGATTCACGGGTGATTTAGATCCTGGGGTGTTTTTTAAGTCTTCAAACGCAGTCACTTGGACCGAAAATCAAGAACAAAATCTAAAATACAAATTATATCGTGCTTCATTTACCCCAACAACTGCTTCGGCTGTTTTTGTTGATGCTAACACACCGCGCATAAAACTAGCGGCGGATCCGTTTTATGTTGACTCTGGATCAAATTCAATTATTGTGTCGCACCCTAATCACGGTTTTCAAGTAAGTGATCGTGTTTATATCTCAGGATTAACAGCTGCTACTCGTTATAATGGTATTTTGGGATCAAGTATTGTTGGTCGTAACTTAATCACTGCTGTTGACGGTAGTGGGTATAGCTTTAATGCTGACTCAAGTTCGACTAGCAAAGGTGATTTTGGTGGTAGTAGCATTTTGGCTACACAACAATATTTAATGGATGTGGGTCAATTACAAATCCAAGCGGCCGTGCCGCCGACAACTACTATAACATATAGTGGTGAGTTTACGACATCTAAATCTTTTGCTAGTGCCACAGAGACCGCATACGCTTCTGGGGATCTTATATTTATCGAAAATCAAAAAGATATATATTTTGCTCAGCCACACGTCATTATGAACGACTCAAATGAAGCTCTCAATATTGGTGGTAGTACATCAACGACTATTACAGGTACAATGAATAGAGCATCAGGTAATAATTTTATCGCTCCAGCCATTGATTTGCAAAGAGCTAACCTCTTAGCTATTAACAACCTTATTGATAATCCAGATTCGGCCGCAACAAGTGGGTTTAACGTACCACTGCAGTTTGTTGCTGAAACAGATCGGTCTGAGGGATCATCACTAGCTAAACACATTACAATTCCAATTACATTGGCAGAGCCCGCTGTAGGTATTAAAATTATATTTGCAGCAAATAGACCAGATGGAACAAACTTTAAAGTATATTACAGAGTTGTTGAAGCAGGTGCTGACACTAATATTAAAGCTCAGCCTTATATTGAAGAGTTAATCGACGTTCCTATGCCAACAGACCAAAACCCAACCAAGTATAGAGAATACAGATACACTGTCGGTGGTGAATATATTGGAACAATACAACCGTTCACCAAGTATCAAGTGAAGATTGTTATGACTTCAGTCTCTTCATCCATCATTCCAAGAATTAAGGATCTGAGAACCATTGCATTGGGTGTATAATGGATAATTATATTAAGGTTGATGGTCAACCAAGTCTTGTTCGTGATAGAAACTCTGGCGCTATAATCAATATAAATAGCACTGAGTTTGAAAAAGCGCGCTTAGCTAAGCAAGCCAAAAAACGTCAAGAACAAAAGCTGCAAGATCTAGAGAATGACGTAATTGAAATAAAAGCCTTGCTCCGACAACTGATAGAAAAGAGCTAAGATGACAAGAGTAGTAATCGGACCATCAACAACACTAACCGCCTGGAAGAATTCTCTGAATTCGCTAGATTCTGATGTTGGTGTACGTACATCGCTTACTGCGACCAAAAAATCTACGCTGGTAGCGGCGATTAACGAACTTGATTCTGACCTATTTGGAGCTGGTGGTGGTAG